CTCGAGCGTGCCGCTTCCACGACGGATGGCAGGTACAGCCGCAGTCGAGGTCATCGGATTCTTCGGAAGAGGTTTCCTCCAAGGAGGGAACCTCTCCGGACTCCGGTGACTCCGGCTCGGCTTCTGTAGACTGAAAATATGCAGGTAGGTCGCCCGCAGCCCGTGCGGCCGCGACCATAGCTGACGTAGTCCCTTCCGGAGCGTCAGAAAAGGAGTTTTGCTCGCCTTCAGTAGGCCGGTCCTTGTCGACAAATGTATAAAGCAAAGGTGTCTCAGGTATGTCCAGCCAGGCTGGATACCGGAAGCGCGGTTCCCAATATTTCAGAATTCCCCGATCTGACATCGGGGCGGCAGACTTCCACTTCTTCCGTAAGGAAAAGTAGAAGCGTCCGTCACTCACCCTCGAAGAGGCTGGTGAAGTCCACTGAGATATCAGGGCAAAGCGCGCAATGAGGTTTTGGTCCTCAGACACTTCTTCGTCGAAAGGGACAAGGTCCATCGGAGGGAGGAGAGTGCGTAACTCGGGGGAGAGGGGAATGCCCCCACCCTTTTCTTTTGTAAGAGCTAACTTAGGATCAGCCACGAACATAGCAGCAACTTTTCGCTGCCATGGTGTGATCACTATATCGTTTGCGATCTTCGGCGTAACACCGTAGCCCCCCAGATGCTGGGGCAGATACCAGTTAGGACGGAATGGTCCCATCCAGCGGCTTGACCAACGCTCAAAGGCGAAGGCAACTCCTGCGGAGGTCCAGGGTTCCAAAAGAACCATTTTCCCTAAATCCTTACCGATCTGCTCCGGCTCCGAGGCGGAGTCACCGGTCTTGAGGCAAAAGCCAGTCATGAGTTTCAGATTTAAATATCCGTGCTCCGTGACTTTCTTACCTTTGACCGTGAAACTACGTGAATTCAGCTGTGCAAAGTCAGGGGAGAGATAACTCTTCCCCGGCGACAATTTCAGCCCGATCTCAGCAACCGTTTCCCTCCAGATCTCATAATGACGCTGCGTCGTCTTAAAAAGAATGTCATCACCATTGATGATAACATTATGAAGCATCCTGTACTTGAGGCGTCGATAAATTCGACGAACCATCTTCAGCACAAACTGCGCACCACGAGGCAGGGCAGGGCCGACAACGGGAGTTTCAGCAGAGAGTAAAATCTCTGTGAAACCCAACTGGTCCCCCATGCGTACCTCGCGGATATAGCGGCGAACTGATGCACGAAAAGCAGCGCGATTCAATAAACAAAGGACAGGGAAAGACAAAGGGTGGCCCATGGGCTGCCCACAAAATTGTCTTATCCGAGTCCCGTCTGGATAGAAAAGCTCATTAAACAAAAAGGATGAATACAATTCACCCCGAGAGAAATAACGCTCGTCGAAAGAAACCGAGGTCAACAGCGAATCCAATCCCGCATACGAAGCCATCCCAACAAGGGTGTCCGTTGCGTT